TCGGTGCGAACACGTTTGTCAAGCTCACTATAATACTCATCGGAGGACGGGTCAAACCCCTCATCCTCAATAAGTTGCCGATGAATACCAAAAGCTGCATATGTCATGGTCTGATCATTACCGAACCACTCGTTCTTTTGCGCCCATGCTTCAGCTTTAGGGTCAGGCTGCTGCGGTTGTTGCGGCTGTTCCTGACGCTGTGGCTGTGGCGTTGGGTCAGCGGCGGGCTGTGCCTGACGCTGCTCGTTCCGGCGCTTGGCTTCTTCGTATCGGGCCTGCTCCAGAGCGATGCGGCTAATACGCTGCTGTGCCTCAAACATGCCGTCCGCGTCACCGTCTTCATAGGCTTTACGGTACGCTTCCTTGGCAGCGGCAGCATCGGCCTCTACGCGGTTGCCAAACTCACCAACATAGGACTGATCGAGCTTGTCAATGCGGGCACGAAGCTCTTCATTCTGCTTCTTGACTGCCTCGGCATAGTCGAGAGCCGCCTGACGCTGGCGTTCTTCTTCTCGAAACCTGTTTGTCAGCTTTGAAATACGACGCTGAACAGATTCCGAATATTGCTCTAACTCATCCGGCTTTGCCTCTTGCTCCGCCGGGGCGTCTTCTTCAGATGTTTCACGTGAAACATCTTCCGTCTGCTGCTCTTCATCATCAGCAGCAGTGACGACCTCCAGTTCTTCTTCCTTCTCAGCAAGGTTGTTTTGCATACTAGGCTCCGTATGTCTTGATATCATCGGGGTCGATGATGGTTGCAATGACTTCGTCGTCATTGATGATACGAACCTCGCCACCTTCAATCTGGAAGCGCGATCCGGCGTACCGACCAATACAAACCCATTCGCCCTCTTGACACCATGGCTTGCAATCAGGACCAAACTTGTCCGGATCTTTGTAGGCGAGAGGTCCAACACGAACCACATAGGCTACAACAGTAGCTCGTGCTTCGCGATCCTTGGCTTGGTCGGGAACGTACACTCCACCCTCAGTTTTGGCCTTACCCTGATAGGGCATGACAAGAATCCGCCAGCCAGTTGGCTGCGGGATCCTATCTAGTGCGGGTTTCTTGGAGGCTTCTTCTTCAGCTTTTTTCTTGGCTTGCTGTTGCCGGAGGATATGGTCAGGTACTAGAAGCGTCGTCATAGTTAACCTTTTTTAGCAGGGCGCGTAACTCTTCGAGTGAATAGGTGATCCCCTGAATCTCACCTATCATCGCGCGATAGTGCTCCATATTGGAAGCGCTACCACTTGTTACTGATAAACTAATATCATCAATACGGGTTTGCAAGGTTTTCTGATACCTTGAGAGAAAATCTACTACGTCCATTACGACGCCATCTTTGCATCTGTTATCGGCCCGCCAGAAACCCAAGCGTTACATACACGCATCGACGCGCACTTGAACTTCAAAAACTGACAATATCCGATGTCGCCCGCCTCAACAGACTCAAACGGATCCGCACCGTCATTCAAGCCAATACCCTTGGCAATACAATCTTTTATGCGTGAGGTGAGGTTGAAAGCAGCACAGTTGCCGCAGCGGCTTTCTTTCGCTGCCTCTATATCCGTATTGAATGTGTCAGCTATGCTTTGCCAAAAGCTGTCGTTCTTGCCGGTGTCGTCTAAATTTGGATTCAACGGACCATAACCATATTCATCAATGGCTTCTTGCCTGTTCTCTAAGTTGAGATCGATGTCCTGCGTTGCGGCAGGGCAAGATTCTCCCTCACCATCACCTGCGCTAACCATACGATCAACAGGCATGCCGTCTTGAATTTCTTTTGCCGGGTCTAATCCGTCAGGAATTATTTTGATTTCGATTCTCATGTTACCCACCAACGATACCCGCTCTTCGGCGGTTTAGTTCTGCTTGTGCTTGCATTTTAGCGGAACGAAGAGATGAACCCGATTCCATTAATTCAACCACACGCTGCATAAGCGCATTTGTTTCTGCGTTTCTTTGCGCCACCTCTGCCCCTGTCGTAGGAGGACCGCGTCTAACTATGCTTTCAACTACGTTTGCAAGAGCAGGATCATCAGTCCTGTCTATGGCTGCTGTCGACCTGGTTCCCAGGAGTTCTTCTCCCACTCCTGCTGTTAAATCTGTCGGTCCTGTCGAAGGTATTAAAGACTGATCAGAGAGCATAGGCTCATCAAGTGGATTAGTCCGCCGCAACTCTTCGATCATGTCCATCAAAAAGTCCGAACGAGCGCCGCTTCGCTCGAGGTCTTCTAGGCTTCTCTCAAAATCCCGGACACCTGATCGACTCGAAATCGTAGCGCCACCTGTGTCACCTGTCCCGGTTCCTCCAGTAAATGTGCCCACGGGTGTGTCTGCCCCCGACATGTAAATGTCTTCTGCGGTCTGCGAGGTGAACGGCCCGGTGTAGGGTGAAAAGCTATACTGATTACTCGGTCTTGGATCGTTTAGTAATATTTCAGCAACTGTCGGCCCCACGGCAGCGACAGAATTTGGGTCAGCATCCCCTCCAAAAACCTTGGCGTTTGCTGCCGCGTCAGCTATGTCGCTTGTCGTCGGAGACCCTTGACTCACGGCGCTTGAGACAACGGCGTTCACCGGATCGCCCATAGCAGCATCAATACCTTGTGTGCTGTAGTTCACGCCCATGTCATCAAGAACTCTAGGTACATTTCCTCTGCCAAGTATGCCTAATATACCCGAGGGCGCATCTACATTAGGATCCGCAACCACCTTGCCCATAGGAGTATCGGAGCCTAGTTTTAATGCGGGGGCGTATCCAGGCACCGGGTCACCCTCGCCCCCTTTTCTAAATCCTTTTCCAGAAATCAGCCCAAGATACTGATTGTATGCCAGCCTGTTAATCGAATCGATTGACTCCTGCGTCATACCACGATTGTTGGTGCTAAAGGGATCGCCGCGACGATCTATTCCGGGGTAATAAAATCTGCCCGAAACGCCGTAGGGATCCATATCCGTACGACCAGTGGCCTTCATAAAATCTCTCAGGCCAGCCTCATAGGCACTTGCGGTGGCCGAATCTTTAAATATCGGAGATCGACGGTTGTTTCTAGGAAAGACGATATTGTCTAATAATGCTCCCGCTGCTTGTGCCGGATCATCAGGCTCTACGTATCCGCTTCCCGCAATTACGGTGCCGCTCGTGGAGCCACCCGTGGAGCCACCCGTGATGTTGCCCGTGTTATCGAAAAGATAATCAAACGGCGAACTGTCTCCCGGATCCTGAAAGTATGCCATCAATAAACTCCGGTAAACTTGTTGCCCTGAATTGCAGCACCCATGCCACGGCAAGACATGTACTTGCCACTCTCCGCAGATACGGTGCCGCCGTCAGCCCTATCTGCCCGACGGTCTTTTCGAGGGTAAGGCTTGTTACGACCACGCTTAGAACGCTGTTCAGCCTTAGACTCTGGGCGCTGCCGAGATGGATCCGGTTGATTGAACTTTCTCTGTGCTCTGAACCTATCTTTATTAACATTTACGTCGATATCGGTGTCTTCTGTGGCGATCTTCGCCATCTCTTCTATTTCGGCTTCGAGCTTGTTTAATTTTTCCGCAGCACTAGACAACGTGCCTCCAGCCTCGAATCCACGCATCTTGTTCATGCTGCTCTCCAATACTTCTGCGCCACCGTCTTTTCGACGGCGGCCCTCGTTGATAAGACCCTTGGCCTGATCATAACTTATTCCCATGTCGCCAGCAAACTGTCTAATACGTGGCCTTGCCATTGTCAGTCCTTTCTCCGACCAATCTTTTTTTCGATCTCTCGGATACGCATCTTAATTGTCAGGATCAGGTCGTCCCACTCTTCGCACGTTCGTTCCATTACCGCCGTCCTTCTCGTGACCCAGCCACACCGCAAACGCACCGGTCATGGCCCCCGTGACTACACTTACTAGACCTGCCTGTGCGGGCGTCGGGTCTTCCAGTGTCATAAACCACTCCACTACCCGCCAAGCGGATATTGACATCATAATCATCATCAAGCGGGGCAGTATCTTCCACCGCAGAAATCTTTCCATTGTAACTTCGGCCACGATTCTTCTCCGCTTGCTCCGGTGTGGTGCGATTGTGCATATCCCACATCAGCATCATCACTTCTTACCAAAAAACTTGGTAGCGCTACGTACGCCAAAAGAAGCAGCAACAATAACACCAAGGGAATACTGATACCACTCAGGCATCTGGTCCAACTGTGCAAAGCCATTGGCAACCACACCCTCCATGCCGGGGATAAAGCTCAAAATGAGCGGGATCGAAAACAGTATTACCAGCCACTCATCTTTCCAAGACGACTGACTGCCACGAGCCATTTCCAGATCCCAGTCAATCTCGCCCGTAGCTTTCTTCTCCATAATCGTAGCTTCGGCTTTAGCCTTCGCAACTTGCGCTCCTGTTTCAGCTTTGGTCTTCTCGACTTTGCCCTCGAGCCATGTACCGGCCAAAGAGGCAATAGGTCCAATCAATGCTTGGATCATTTGTTCCTCGACAGTGCTGCCTGTGTGTTAATGCGATAAATGTTCACATCGTTTCGTGCCCCGGCGATGTCAGACTGTAGTTCCTGACGCTGCTGGGCCAGTTCGTAAGCCTGTTGCAGTTTCGCCTGATCAACTTGGAAGTCCATCTGATCGTTCATCATCTTGCGCTGAACCTCCATCTTGGAGTTTTCCAGTTCCTGCTGGCGGATCGCGATCAACGGATCCTGCTGCTGTGCAGGTTGGATCATCGGCATGATCTCTTTCATGATCTGTGTAGCTTGCTGGGCAACAGTAGATTCCATCAGATCCGGTGTAATCTGTGGCGCTGGCTGACCTGCGGCCATAGCCTCCTTGGCAGCTTCTTGGAAGAACGCCATAACCTGATCACGTGCCAACATGCCAATATGCTCCTGCACATGGGACAGCAAAAGCAAAAACGACTGTGGGTTAGCTGCTCCAACTGGAGAGGCCAAGAACATGGCGTGTGCCATAATATGCGCTTCGTGGTCCTGTTGTGGAAATGCCTGTACAGGCATGTTTTTCACAGCAGCAGCATTCTCCGTTGCTGGGTCAATAGGCTGCGGCGGTTGCGGAGGCGGCAAAATCGCGTCAATGTTTTTTACATCCAGTGCATCGTACATGCGCCGATACGCTTCATACTGATTATGAAGCTGCGGAGCCTGCGCGGCCAACTGCATCTGTGTCTGTGCCAGCGACAGGCGCTGCGACATCGAAAAGATCGACGGGTCCGACACAGGCAGGATGTCCACACGGCCATCGAAGTCCTGCTGCATGATCTCCGCCGGCACATTCTGACCCACGAAATACGGGTACGGCATCGGGTTGTCGGCGAACACTTCCGCAAGCAGACGGAACTCATTCTTTTGACCATAGTGCAGACGCTTGTGGATCGAAGAAATAATCTTCGACCCCTGCTCGATCAATGCAACTGTGGTTCCGACGGGAGCTTGTGCATTAGTGTCCGCGATTTTTGCATCGGCGACTTGGGCAAATCGTCTTCCTGAATCGACGATAACGCCCAATAGTTGAGCAAGTGTCCCAGAAGGTTCCTTGTATGGAAGGGGCATAAGAGCATTCCGAAGATCACCACCGGGAGCATCAATATCACGGAACTCGCCAGGAGCAAGCGGCTCATCGTCGTTGCGAATACGAACGCCACGAGCTTTAAAGCCAGCAGGAAGATTCGAAAGAGTGCCCGCATCGATAAGCTGACGGAGGATAGATGTCGCTGCACGTGACAAGCCTCCTATAGTATGTAACAGGCCAAAGCCATAAAACCCAAACCCAGGCAAAAACTTAAAATGAGTAAAGTACTGTCGCTTCCTGCGAAGTGGATCCGCCTGTCGATAGTTTCGCACCACCGAGAGAACCTGTCCTGAACCCTCATCCACAGTGACAATGTAAGGGAGTTTAACGCCTGTAGGCTCCCCAGCCTCGTCACTGTCCTCAAAACCCTCCAGATCGATCTCTGTGTGGATTTCAAGCAGTGTGAAAGTGTCGTCGCCATACGACGGACGAATGCCTTGCAGTTCATTGCCAGTTGTTCGAATCGAGCTATCATCGTCTTCGTCTCCAGCCTGAAGGTCAATGTCCCGATACACGCCCGCAACCTGTAACTTGCGAAGCTCGTTCTCAGTCATACGCACCACATGTGTGACACGCTCGGCGGTGTTCAAGTCACTCGCCGAATACGGGACAATCAAATCCTCTGCCGGAACAAACTTCGACACAGCCCGCTGCTTGCCGGGATCGAAGTAGACCTTCTTAAATGTGGAACCCGTCAGCGGCAGATAGAACAGCATCTGATCCGTGTCCGGGTCATACTCCTCCATGATTTCCGTAATCTGGTAATTCATGAAGTCTTTTACACGCTGGGCCTGATCCTCCAGCATTTTGTTCGGTGCGCCCAGAATCTGTGTCTTCACCGGGCCACCCGCCGGCAGCATCTCCTTGTACGCCTGCGCCTGAAACTGCGTAACAGCTTCACTCAGCAATGGATGATGCACACCACTCGCGCCAAGAAACGGGTCATTGCGCTCTTCGTAGTTGACACCAAGCAGCTTCAAGCCCTTTGATATCGCCTCTTCCCAATCTTCTCGTGACTCACGATCATCATCGATCTTGTCGCGCAAGTCCGAAGACAACGCACCAAGGACAGAATCGTCAAGGATCTCCGCAAGGTTTGCGTTGTGGTCGTACATCTCGGCCTGAACCTCGACCATCTCTTCCATACCGGCAAGCTCAATGCCATCAGGGAGCATGTTCTCCTCGGGAAGTTCGACCATCATTTCCTGTGGCAACTGTTCTGCTGGACCACCAGCGCCCATCGCCATATCAACCATCTGCGGGGGAAGTGCCATTAAAATACACCCTTAAATGTGCCGCCACGAGCTTTCATCACAGCACCGCCAGTGGCTTTGTTCATAAATGATATTTTCATGGCGTACTTCTTACGTGCTTCATCTCTGACCTTTTGCATGAAGGCAGGTTTTTCCAGAAAGGTCATAGTCTCATTAGCCTTTTGCTCTGCCTCGGCAAGGGTACGTGAATATTCTAATGCAGCTTCCAGTTGCCGACGTTCTTTATTCAGAGCACCATACACCTCTGCATCTTTTCGCGAGGGTCTGTCTTCTCCGGTTGTGTAGCCACCACTAAGTCCTGTACGAAACTTTGACGTATTATCTTTTGGGCTACCGCTACGTGCTTTTTTGCGCCCGTGCTTGGCTTTTTTATTAGACATTAAAAGACTCCCTTGAATTTCTGCGGACGAGCAATCGGACTAAAACCTTTGACCATGCCACCAGCAGCCTTGCCGGGTCCAATACGTTTGACATACTCGTCAAACGACATCTGCGCTGAATAGTCCACCTCACCCGGACCCGGATCATAGAAGCGTTCGCGAAGTTTTTCCATCGTCGCGTCTTCTTCACGAATCTTCTTGTCTTTCATCTTGCCCATTACATCACCTGTCTTGCCATACCACCGATGCCGGAGTGTACCAGTTTTTTAGGTCGTAAGTCTACGGGACCACCCTTCGCACGGCGGATTACTTTGTTTTCAAACACATCGCTCAACGGGCCAAGATTTACTTCATACGTCCTTTCATTCGGCGACGGACGATCCTCTGGCCGATAGTTACGTGTGCGAATTCGATCTCCAAAGTATACGGCGCGGGCGGGCTTGTGATCCCTGCCCATTACCTGCGGCCTTTCCAAGTTCCCTGTCGTGGAGTTGACAGCTTCGATGGTTTCAAGCTCAACAATGTCGTTCTTATCCACAATCTGCTTTAAGCCCTTGCTAACGTGATCTTCATAAATTGTTCTTGGAATCACATCTGGATCACTTCTCACGGTGCCGTCTCGTTGTCTGACTCGAGCTACAGGTCGACCACCTGCATCTCTGAAATCTTCCCAGTTCGGAAAAATAACGCCATCGAGTCCTTTTTTCTGTGCTTCAGCCAACGCCAAACGAACCGCGAACTGGTTGAAGTAGGCATCAGAGGACTTGCCCGCAAACGGAGTGCCAGGACGATACGCGTCCGCCGCATCTGGGTCATTGATGGTGTTGACCCAAGTCTCAAACGAACGCTTTAGTTCTTCTCCACGTTCGGCGCTCAACGCGCTTTCATCAATTAGCTGATTCATTTCTGCGATGCTGGCTTCTGGAGATGTCGGACGGAAGACCCCCTGCTCAATCGTACCGGCTACATCAGTAGTAATCCGCTGTTGTAGGTTACGCTGGACCATGGCCGCGACACTGGTGTTGGTGTCACTGAGCGCGATTTCGTCAACATTTGAGCCAAGGAAACCAAACAAGCCGGGATCTGACCGGAAAAGTATGTCGAAGTTACCCTTGCCGTACGGGTCAACTCCGGGGTTTCTTTCAGCTAGCAAGAAATCAAGAGGCTGCTCTCCACGCTCCGCAGCATCTCGAATGTCTCTGTAGATTTCTCGGTTGACTGGAGTGCTAAGTACATCCCCACCCTCAGAGGCAAAATCAATTGTGTCGGCGCCCTGTGCTCGTTTAAGAATCACACGGTTCAGTGTAGCAATGTCCTCTGCATCAAGAAAACTAGCAGTGCCGGCAGAAACTTCTAAGTTGTCGATAAGCGCGCCTCTCAACGCTCTTGTGACAGAGTCTGCACGTTCGATCTCATTGTTCGGAAGTCGGTTACCCCGCACAAGATCTCCGGCCTCATTCCTTTGTGACCGACCAGAAGGAGGTCGAGCGTCTATGCGGAAAACCGAGAACTCACCCGCACTGTCTATTTGACTAGAAGACAGCCCCGGGCCGGCAATTCTATCAAGTTCTGCGTCGTTAATAACGCCAGTCAGGTGCCCTGTCATCAACTTTGAAAGAACTTCGGTGACAGGCGCAATATCAGTCCTTGGATCCAAGTTGCTAGGAACGCCAGTGGGCGCCGCTTCATACACCGACACAATGGTGTCGGTTGTGTCAGTGGGACTTGGACGAACGCCACCAATCAAAACCAAATCGTTACCCAACGCGCTGGTTGTGTCCTGCAACTGCGTTTCAAGGCTGTTCAAAAAGTCTGCTTCAAACGTAGCAGTTCCCGACTGTGCACGACTTTGTGCAGCGTCCTCGAATACTTGTCGGAAGTCCGGACCGCGCTCTGCCAAGGTATCAAGGTTGTACCGTTCTTCGCCTGTAAGAAACCGGAACTCATCTCCTCGACCCATTGCAAACTTGCGCTCTGCAACCGTGGCGTTCGACTGCAACTCTTCGAGAACACCGATTCTACGACCCTGCCCGTCCGTTATAACTTTCAGACGAATATGTCCAAAATATCCCGGCACACCAGACTCGGCGCGGGCTGTAGTGCCCGGGCCACCTGAAGCGCCAATATTGTGATCTGCAATCGTACCGGGCTTATCGCGCATGTCATAACCGGCGTACACGCCGCCGCGAGTTTGTACTGTTTGACCCTCAATGAACGGCACAGTTGAGTTGGGGTTACTCAAATAAATGTGCATTTGTTCGCCGTAAACAGAGTCAATACTGTTCTGACCATAATCTACAAGCCGAGTCACCGGCCCACCCTGCGCCGCATCAGCGCTCACCTCTGACTGCAACAGGGTCTTTACGCGAAGCTGCGGGGTATAGTCACGGTACAACGCGATAACCTGACCACGGTACAACTGATTCGGTGCGTGTTTCTCAAGGAACTCTACAAACTTGGATCCTTCACGGTCCCGCTTTAGACTTTCGCCAAAACCCCCACGCAGCGAGTTTAGCACCTCTTCCTTCGACATTCCGGCGTTGTCCGGCAGCCGGTCGATAAGCTGGTACATCGGCGAGTAATCCACGATGTCGCCTTGCCGTGCAGCGTCTCTGGTCATGACGCTATGCCGCGCAACCTCTGTGTCCCGGCTGGCCGTCATCGGCATAACGCTATCCGTCGGTATTAACGGCGTGTCTACAACACCCGTGAACCCAGCCTGCGGAGTATCCGACACTATCTCGGTGGCGGTCCCTTCAATGAGATCTTCCGCCGCTGTAACCGGAGGCGGAGTCGGCTCGGCACTGGCACGAACCTCTGGAGCAGGGGCCGTGGGCCGTGCTTGTGGCTCCGGGGCACTGTTGTGAAACAGGTTTTGAAACTCGTCAGACATGGACTCGGGCCACGCAATCCGGGAACCTGCCGGGATGCGGCGACCCGTGATGTCGTACATGTCTTCCTGAAACTCATAGAAACTAAAAGGACGAGTGCTCGTGCCTACAACCATGTCCCCATCAGTCAAACCCGGAACATAGTTGAAAATTGTCGTGCCATCCCCGCCGGGGAGACCCCCCGCCAGAATATCCGGATTCATAGTAACGGTGCCCGTACCGTACTGGATGTCTAACTCCTCCTGACGGATGTTGGGGGCAAAACCAAACTGCCCGTCCGTGGAGTCAATCCGAAAATCAGGGTCTGTTGCATCCGAGTCATACACGCCCTCTGCCGCAAACTGCTGGTCAAGTTGCTCAAGCTGCTGCTGTTGAGAAACCTCCAGACGCTCCGCTGCCTGCGCTTGAACATACAAACGCCGAAGATCGTCCTCCGAACCCTCTACCTCCTGACCGTTGGGCATGCGAACAGTGAAAACCTCGGCATCGTCCGTAGAAGACACAGGTGCCGCCGCAAGCGCATCATCCAACGCCTCTTGCGTTTCCGGAAGAAAAGGTAATAAACGACGACGAGGATCACCCGGACCCCCGAAACCCATACTGTCGGCGATGCTTCGTGCGCTAGCATCCGCCCCAGCAGCCTTCGCCAAAAACTTTACACCCTTGAACGCAACAAACGGATCAGCAACAAACTCACCAAAAAACGCACCCTGCCGAAAAGGATTGATACCCGCACGAGACAACGCATCAGGACTGTCACTCGGC